CCCCTATTTTGTGCAAACTCACTACAATAACTGTGCCCCCCTGGCTGGGGTCAATCGATCTACCCCAGGGGTGGGGGAATACCAAGGGGGTCTGTTTTGAATGAGCTAAAAAAGTGCGGGGGTTTCTGTGGTGAGAAATTACCCATTGACCAATTCCACAAAGACAAGACAAAAAAGGATGAGAGGCAGTCTGTGTGCATCACATGCTGCGCCAGGCGCAAGAGGGCCACAAAGCATGGCATCAGTCTTGAGCAGGTCATCAGATGGGAGCAGCACACCAGATGTGACATCTGTGGGAAACCTCTTGACCACTATGCAGGCAGGGGCAAGAGTGCCTGCCTTGACCACTGCCACACCACAGGAAAAATCAGAGGGGTGCTCTGTCATCATTGCAACCTCATCTTGGGATCTGCAAAAGATAACCTGCACATCTTGTCTGCTTGCCAAGATTATCTGGTCAAACACACATAGGATTGACTTTTTTTGATTGCCAAACTTTGTTGTTTGGCTATTTATAAGGATAGGGAAACCCCCAGTTTTCAACCCCCCAGGAGAAACTCAAATGGGTCTTTTTTCAAACTTCTCTCAGTTTGCATCTTTGCTCAAGTGGCTTGGTCAGGTTGACCCAGCTGACATTGGCAAAGTCAAGAGCGCAGTTGCTGCAATTCAATCAGAGGCATCAACTCTGCAAGAGCAAGTGCAGGCAGCTCTGGTGATTGCCGATGTGGCCACAGACTACATCCCAGGTGATTTTGATGATGCTGTGGTTGATGCCATCAGCTCTCTGGTCAACAGAGATGATGTCTGGCTGATGCTGTCAGCTGCCAACATTGTTGATGATGGCTTGGCTGATGCAACTGCCCTGGCAGATGCACTTGCTGGGGGTGCTGACTCTCTTGATGCTGGCAATGCCAAGGCACTGATTGAGCTGCAAGACAAGAACCCAGATGGCTGCCCAGTCAGAGTTGCTGGGGCAGACAAGCCAAAAATGATACCATGGCCAGTCATTGTGCAGCTGAGCTTCTGGGCCATCAAAGTCATCAAAGCCATCAGAGAGAAACGCAATGGTTGATTGGCTCCCATATGCTCTTGGCGCGCTGGGGCTGTTGGTCTTTGCAGGGGCACCCATTTACAAATGGGGCAAGAGCCTCTTTGCAAAAGACCAGCCCCCAGCTGCTGAGGATGACAGACTTGAGATGATTGCTGCCCTGCTTTATATCTATGATGGGCTGCCCACTCAGTCTGACAAAGATCGAATTTTGCCACTGGTCAGCTCTCTTGTCAAAAGGCACAACCCATGAGCAGGCTCAAAGCTGACTCAACAGTGGCAGGCATCTCTTTGATTGCTGTGGCAGCTGTCTGGCTCTGGATTGCCAACCAAGCTGATGCCCCAACTGTCAACTCTGACTTGACAGTTGAGACCCAGCAGATGCTGGTTGATGGTTTCAAATACAAGAAGCAAGATGCAAAGGTCTGGGGTGGGATGCTTGAGGGTCTGGGCAGATTTGTCATGGGGGATGGCAAGACTGACCAGCCAATCATCAAGACAGTTGCTGACATTGACAAGCTGAGAAGGTGTGCTGTCATGGCTGCCCTTGATGCTGTTGATGGGGGTGATGTGGTTGGCAGGGCTCTCAGCATCCCCCTGGCTGAGCTTGGCTCTGGAGAGCTGACACCAGCCAAGAGGCAGCAAGCTGCTGAGATTTTCATCAATGCAGGTCAGCTGCTGGGGGCTCTCTGATGCTTGAGCCATACTACAGGCATGAGGGCTGCACCATCTATCATGGTGATTGTGCTGACATCATCCCCCAGCTGCCCATGGTTGACCTCTTGCTGACTGACCCACCATATGGGATTGGTGAGGCACAGAACAAAAGGGGGGGCATACAGGGTGGCAAAGCATGTGCCCCAAGTAAAGACTATGGGGCAGCAGACTGGGATGACCAACCAGCATCAGATGCCTTGCTTGCTCTTGCCATTGCCAGGGCAGAAAAAAGCATCATCTTTGGTGGCAACTATTTTGACCTTCCCCCATCAAGCTGCTGGCTGGTCTGGGACAAAGACAATGGCAAGAACACATATGCTGATTGTGAGCTGGCTTGGACAAACTTGAGCAAGGCAGTCAGGCTCAAGAGATGGCGCTGGCATGGCATGCTGCAAGAAAACTCAGGCAGCAAAAAAGAGGTTAGACAGCACCCCACACAGAAACCATTGGCAGTGATGGCATGGGCTCTTGAGATGGTGCCAGATGCTGCTGTTGTGCTCGATCCGTTTATGGGATCTGGCACCACACTCAGGGCAGCCAAAGACAGTGGCAGGGATGCCATTGGCATTGACCTTGATGAGCGCTATTGTGAGATAGCAGCAGACAGGCTGGCCCAGGAGGTGCTCTTCTGATGGCTCAAAAATTTGGATGGCAACCTGATGACAGTGGTGCTCAAGAAATTCTTGATGATGCATCTGCCCCAGTCTACGCGCTGACAGATGCCAGGATTATCAACAGGCTGAGTCAGCCATCTTGGTCAGCCAGGAAGCAGCCCATCGTGCTCTTTGATGCACTCAGAGCCCTGCACCCTGGCTGGGTCAGGAGAGCCCAAGGCATTGGGGACTGTGTCAGCTGGGGGTATGAGCTGGCATGCACACTGGTGGCAGCTGTTGATATATTCGTGAAACGCGAACCCTGGCAATGGCTGGGTGAGTTTGCCACAGAGCCCATATATGGTGGGGCCAGAGTTGAGGCACTGGGCAAGAGGTCTGGTGGCTGGGCAGATGGCGCATATGGTGCAGCTGCTGCCAAGTTTGTGACACAGTGGGGAGCACTGCACAGGATAGACTACTCTCTCAGCACTGGGGATGAGAGCCACAACCTGACAACCTACTCAAAAGACAAAGCAAAAGACTGGGGCAACTTTGGCTGTGGTGGCAAGCAAGACGGTGGGGCACTCGATAAAGTAGCCAAGAGCCAGCCAGTTGAGAATGCCTATAAAATCACAACCTTTGAACAGGCAATGCTGGCTATTGAGTCAGGATACCCCATTGCAGTTTGCAGCTCCCAGGGTCTGGGTAAAAGAGACTCAGATGGCTTTGCCCCACCAATCAGAAAAGCATGGCACCACTGCATGTGCTTTGCTGGGGTTCGATATGACAAGCCAGGGCTTCTGGTCAGCAACTCTTGGGGCAACTCTTGGGGTGCATCTGGCAGGGTGCCAGGGGTTGAGTGGGATTCTGTCAAGAAGTGCTCTGCATGGGTGGATCACAAAACAGCTGGCCACATGCTTGCCAGGGGTGACTCATATGCCCTGACTGGTGTTGATGGTCTCAAGTCAAGAAAAATAGACTGGTCAGGAGGTTGGCAGATTCATGGCAGATAGATTCTGTATTTTGTGGTTTGTTCTTGTCTTGCTCCTGGCATACTTGCCAGGGTGCAGCACAGCTGATGTTGATGCAGCCAGATTCGATGGCTGGGCAGCTGCTGTGGCTGGTGCATCAAAGATGCCAACATCAAAGCCAACACCCACACCAACCCCAGATGGCAAGTGCATCAGCTGTGGTGGCACAGGGCAGGTTGGTGATGGTGTGATTTTCTCTGTGTGCCTTGATTGCAATGGCACTGGGGTCACAGATGAACCGAAACCCAGCACCCCACCAACCACATGCACAGCAAACAGCTGCCAAGGCTCCTCAAGAAAAACTATTTTCAAGCGTAGACTCTTTTGGAGACTTAGGCGCAGATGAACACCACTATTGATTGGCAAACAGTAATTGCAAAGGTGCCAGAGCTGGCAGCCCTTGGGGGGATTGTGTGGATGTTTCTGAGGTATCTCAACACCAGAGACAAAGAGAGCAAGTCAACCACATCAAGCCAGCTGGGCTTGGTGGCTGACTGTGTTGACAAGATCTCAATCACCCATGAGCGAACCATTGACAGTCTTGACAGGAACACAGATATGTGTGGGCAGGTCAACACCAGACTTGACCAGCTGACAGAATTAGAAAGAAAGAGGCTGGGGTAGCATGCCATCAACATCATACAATTATCTTGACATCTTTGATGGCACACCATCTGGTGGTGGTGGTGTCATTCTCAATGACAACTTCTCAGACATCAGCGACCTAACGCTAGATGCCATCCAGGGGCTGCACACAAGCAACGGCACAGATGCCAACCACGATATTGACATCACTGCCGGGTCTGCCACAGATTCAACCAATGCAGCTGTTCTTGTGCTGGCATCTGCCATCACAAAAAGGATTGATGCATCGTGGGCTGTTGGCTCTGGCAATGGTGGGATTGATACAGGCTCAGTAGGCTCAAACACTTGGTATGCCATCTGGTTAATTAAGAGGTCAGATACAGGTGCTGTTGATGCTTTATTTAGTACGTCATTCTCATCACCAACAATGCCAACCAACTATGACCACAAGAGATACATCGGGGCCGTGTTGACAAATGGTTCAGCCAATATTCTGGCCTACAGCCAAAAAGGTGACACGTTTAGGTTTGAACTCTTTTTTGATGACCTATCAGATGCCACACCGCCAACATCATTCACAACACTCAGGCTCTCAACGCCCCCCATTTTGACATTATGGGATGGCTCTGGGTACATTAAGCCTAGCTCTGGCGGGGCAGAAAAATATATGTATATGCTGCCAGGAGATGCGCTGAGTGACACTGGGGGTGCATTTGTTGTTGCATCATATAATGCTAACCAATGGGGACATGGGCGAACTTTATTCTGGACTAATTCAAGTGGCCAGATCAAATACAGGGCAACTCATTCATCTGGGTTTTCTTATTTTATTATTCGTACTTACGGGTGGATTGACCCTAGGGGAAGGTCGGTGGAGTAATGGGGACAGCAATTAAAAACACAGAAGGCAATGTTTTTTCATTTGTTCAAAATGACCCACCAAGACCATTAAGGGCAGGTGAGTCATACATCAATGACGTTGACAGCATCGAGGACGCAAAGAGCGATACACAAAAAGCAGCAGAGGCAAAAGCCAAAGCAGTCGCGAGCATCAAGGCAAAGGCTGGTGCTGACATTGTGGCAATTGTCCCAGAGTACAAGCAACGCAACGCGCTAGCTCGTATGTTGGAATTGGTCAACAAAAAGGTTGATGGTGGCACACTGACAGACGATGAGCAAAGCGAGGTTGCCACCATGCAATCATTGTGGGGCACACTGGCAGCTATCCGAGCACAATCCAACGCAGATGAGGCATCTCTATAAATGGCTCTTGACTGGGATACGCTGACAATAGCTGAGTGGGATACACTCACAGTTGCTGAGTGGGGCACATTCATTATTGATGTTGTGGCTGGTGGGGGGGATGTCTCACCAAATTACTACCACCAACACATTGCAGGCATGGGATAAACCATCATGGGATTAGAAAAGAACACAGCTGGTAAGTGGGTTGTCTTTGCATATGGGGGGCCAGACCATGCTTCTGCTGGGCTTTACATCACAGGTGATGCATCCAACATCACAGCCAACATCAGGATTGATGGGGGTGCTGCAAATGCTATTGATGACACCAACCCCACAGAATTAGAAGATGGGTTTTATGTTTTCGATGTGACAGCCACAGAGACCAATGGGGATTTGCTTTTGATCTGCCCTGAGTCTGCATCATCTGATGTGATTGTGATCGGTGCGCCAGCTGTGGTGCACACAGTGGCCCCCAATTTCAATGCCCTTGGCATTGAGTCCGATGGGGATCTCACCAAAGTCAATACACTCAATGGCCACACAGCCCAGACTGGTGACACATACACCCTGGCAAATGGGTCAACTGGATTTGTGGCAATTGACACAGTTGTTGATTCAATTCTGGTTGACACAGGGACCACATTACCAGCAACTCTTTCAAACATTGAAACAAAGGTTGACACAGTTGACACCAATGTTGATGCCATCTTGGTTGACACAGCCACCACATTGCCAGCAACTCTTTCAAACATTGAGACCAAAGTTGACACAGTTGATGGGGTGGTTGATGCCATTCTGGTTGACACAGGGACCACCATACCAGACAGACTGACCACCATTGATGGCAGCCTGTTTATTATTGATGGGATTGTTGACCAGTTGTTGGTGGCTGCTGTGGTTATGGATGCAAACATTGATTCAATTCTGGTTGACACAGCCACCACATTGCCATCAACATTGACAACCATTGAGGGCAAGGTTGACACCATTGACACAGTTGTTGACTCAATCTTGGTTGACACAGGGACCACATTACCAGCAACTCTTTCATCAATCAGCAGCCAAATTGTCACAGTTGACACAGTGGTTGACAACATCAACATTATGACCACAGTAATTGACAACAATGTTGACTCAATCTTGATTGACACAGGAACCACACTGCCAGCAACCCTGACAACCATTGAGACAAAGGTTGACACAGTTGATGGGGTTGTTGATGCAGTCTTGGTTGACACAGCCACCACTCTGCCAGCAACCCTCTCAGGCATTGAGACAAAGGTTGACACAGTTGATGGGGTTGTTGATGCCATTTTGGTTGACACATCAACAACCCTGCCAGCAGCCATCCCATCAGTCTCTGACATCTGGACAACAGCAGTTTCTGAGGCATACAGAACAACAGGGGCAACTGGCTCAGCTGCTGAGCTGCTGCATGAAATACTTGCCCATCTTGCAAGGCATGCCACAGTGGGCACAACCAAGACTTTATATGAACTGGATGGTGTCACACCAGCAAAAACATCAACCTACGATGATGCCACCAGCCCCACATCAATCACAGAGGCAACCTGATGAGCATTGCACTGATTGTGACTGGTGGCTTTGCCAATGGCACCCTGACAACCACCATCGGCAACATCACAGCCAGGGGGTTCTTGGCTGGTGCTGTGGTGCCATCTGCATCAGGCATTTTTGTTGCTGTTGATGATGCCAGACCATATGCCAAATTGGTTGATGCCAGACAGTATGCCAATCTGGTTGATGCCAGACCATTTGAGAAACTGATTGACCAAAGGCCATTTGTGGCACTGGATGACTTGAGACCAATGATAAAGGTGCAATATGACAATTGAGCTTGATGCTGTGGCTTGTCTCTCTGTTGATGATGTTGAGGCATTCAAGATAGACCTCTCAAGCCATCTGGGTGATGACACCCTCTCAGGCAGCCCCACAGTGACCCTGGTGGCTGCTGACTCTGCTGTGACAATTGGCACACCAGCCAACAACACAGCCACATATACTGACCAAGATGGCAACACAGTGGCCATTGGCAAAGCTGTTGAGTTTACTTTTACCAGCACCAGCACTGGCAGCCACAGTCTGCTGATTAAGGCAACCACAGCAGCAAGAACAATCAACAGGCTCTTGAGTGTGGTGGTTGAATGAGCAAAGCAAAGGGCATCAGTCAAGAGCAGCATGCCAAGTATAAGGCAGCCAACAGCCAGCGCTGGTCTGATGCAGCCGCCCTGGCAAATGACTTGGGCTCTCTGCCAGAGCCAGCTGATGCTGCCCAAAGGGCAGCTTGTGGGGAGTCATTCCAGCTCTGGTGTGAGACCTACAGGCCAGAGGCTTTTTTTATGGGCTGGTCAGATGACCACATCAAGATTATCAAGCAGGTTGAGGCAACGGTCAGGGATGGTGGGCTCTTTGCCCTGGCAATGCCCAGAGGCTGTGGTAAGACAACCATTGTTGTCTCAGCTGCCATCTGGGCTTTGCTGTATGGGTATGCCAGATGGGTGTGCTTGATTGGTGCCACTGGCCCCAGAGCACAAAAGCTGCTGGGCAGCATCAAGACTGAGTTGCGTTTCAATGCTGCCCTGGCTGCTGACTTCCCAGAGGTCTGTGGCCCCATCATCAAGCTGGAGGGCAAAGCCATCAGAGCCAACAGCCAGACCCATGGGGGAGTGCCCACCAACATCATCTGGCACAAAGATGAGCTTGGGCTGCCATTTATCGAGGGCTCCCCATCATCTGCTGGGATTGTCACAGTGGCTGGGATCACAGGGGACATCAGAGGGCAGCAAAAGACCACACAAGATGGCAGGGTCATCAGGCCAGACTATGTCATCTTGGATGACCCACAGACCAGAGAGAGTGCCAAGTCTGGCACCCAGACTGATGACAGACTCAGCACTCTCATGGGTGACATCTTGGGGCTGTCTGGGCCAGGGGTCAAGATTTCTGGGGTGATGCCCTGCACAGTCATCAGCAGAGGAGACATGGCTGACCAGATTCTTGACAGAGACCAATGCCCTGAGTGGCATGGTGAGAGGACCCAATTATTATATGGCTGGCCCGTCAAGATGGATCTCTGGGGAAAATATCAAGAGATGAGAGAAGAGGAGTTTCGCAACTCAACAGACGAGACAGGCAGCTTGGCTTATTACATGAACAACCAGCCAGAAATGGACATGGGATGTCAAGCAGCTTGGGATGAGAGACACACAGAAGATGAGGCATCTGGCATACAACATGCCATGAATCTGTTTTACAGAGATGAGGCAGCCTTCTGGGCAGAATTTCAGAACCAACCTCTTGAGACCTCACAAGATGACACCATCTCTGAGGATGAGCTGCTGCAAAGAACACACCCAGTGGCAAAGGGCAGCTTTCCCACTGGTGGTGAGCTGATGACTGCCTTTGTCGATGTGCAAAAAGACTTGCTCTATTATTGTGTGATTGCTTGGAAACCAGATTTCACAGGGTGGGTGGTTGACTATGGGGCATGGCCAGACCAGAAAACCACAAATTTTAGATTGAGTCAGGCAAAAAAGACCATCGGCAAACAGTGGCCAGGGCAGTCTCTTGAGGTTGTCTTGACTAAGGCTCTCAATGCTTTGGTTGATGACCTTTGCAGCAGGAGCTGGCAGAGAGAGGATGGGGCAGAGCTGTCAATTTCAAGATTGTTGATTGATGCCAATTGGGGTCTGAGCAGAAATATTGTTTACGAGTTTTCGCGCAACACACCACACCGCGCTGTGGTGATGCCATCCCATGGCAAATATGTTGGTGCCAGCAATGAGCCTCTCAATGCAACCATTGCAAAGAGGTCAGGCAAAAGGATTGGAACCCATTGGAGAATACAAAAAGCAAAAGACAACCCAGCCCAATATGTGCTGTATGATGCCAACCACTGGAAAAGTTTTCTATTCTCAAGATTTGCCACAGAGCCAGGGACAGCAGGAGCACTGACTTTGTTCCAAGCATCACCCAGGATACATAAAACATTTGTCAGGCATCTCAAAGCTGAGTACCCAGTCAGGACCTCTGGCAGAGGCAGAGAGGTTGATGAGTGGAAACTGAGACCAGACAGGCCAGACAACCACTGGCTTGATTGTGCAGTGGGCTGCTGTGTGGCTGCATCAATTCAATCATGTGACACCACAGCAGCAAAGCCAAAGACCCCCAAGAAAAAAAAGAGCAGAGGAGTGACCTATTTATGACCAAGAAACGCGCAAAAAAGAAGCCAGTTGTCACAGTGACCCCACCAGAGTGCCCACACTGTGGCCACCAGAAACATAAAAAGCAAAGAGGAGCACACAGAGAGCTTGATTGCTTTGCCACTGGTGAGCATGTGGCTTGGTTCTATGTGGCTTGCAGTGGGTGCTCAGCTGTCTTTGTCATCAGAGAGGTCACAAAACTGCCCCCAGCATCTCACCCCTAGTGTGGCCACGCCAGGCAATGGCCATGAGAGGGGTGCCGGCGTTTTTGTCAAGCATCAACCACAATGGCAGATTCTGCCATATTGGTTTGGTTTTTAATTGCCAAACAGCTCTGTTTGGCTATATCTAATGATAGGGGGGATCTGTGCCAAATACAAAAGCCAATAAGCTGGTCTTTGCAAGACAGATGGTAGAACAAATTGAGTCAGCACTTTTGCAGGGTGCTGCTGGTGTGACCTCAATTTCTATTGATGGTGTCAGCACAACGTACAACAGGCAGCAGCTGCTGGCTGAGCTGGCCATCTGGGAGAAAAAGGTTGCCAGATATTCGCGCAGCTCTGGCAGCAGGTCAACAACAATCAACTTGAGCAACTCTCATGGGTAATCTTTTGACAGACAGGCTTGGGCAGTTTGCCAGATATATTGCTGGGGAGCCATCCAACACGCGCAGAGACCCAGGCACACGTATACAGTCATCAGACCAGATTCTCACACCCACAAAGCGCAAGAGAGCCACAGAGGGTGCCAGAGAGCTTTGGCGCAATTACTCAGTGGCAGCATGGGCAATCAGGAAACATCTTGATTATGTGAGCACATTTACATTCCAAGCTGACACAGGCAACCCAGCTCTCAATGAGCAGCTGGAGAGCCTGATGAGCTGGTGGGGCAGACCTCTCAATTGTGATGTGGCAGGCAGGCACAGCCTCAAGAGAATCATCAGGCTGGCTGAGGCCAGGAGGGTGATTGATGGTGATGTATTCTTGGTCAAGATGGCAAATGGGATGTTGCAAGCTGTTGAGGGGGATCGGGTCAGAGACCCTGACAGGATGCCCCCCAAGAAACTCAATGAGCCAGCTGCTTACACACATGGCATCAGGACAAACAAAGCTGGCAAGATGCTGGCTGCATCAATTCACAGGCGCAATGCAGATGGGACATACACACTAGAGAGAGAGATTGGCGCTGGCAGGCTCCTGCACTTGGCATACTTTGACAGCTTTGACCAAGTCAGAGGGGTCAGCCCCATCATCAGTGCCATCTCTGGGTTCCAAGATGCTCTTGAGGTCTCAGATTATGCACTGGCAAAAGCAAAGATAACGCAGCTCTTTGCCCTGGCATTTACCAGAGAGCAGTCTGACAGCTTTGATGATGATGATGATGAGGCTGCCAGTGGCTATCAGATAGACTTTGGAAAAGGGCCAGTATCTGTTGACCTTGACCCAGGTGACAAAGCTGAGTTTCTGGAGAGCAAGCACCCATCAACAGAGTTCCAAGCATTCCTACAGGCAACCTTGCAGGCAGCTCTCAAGAGCCTTGATATTCCTTGGAGCTTTTTTGACGAGTCATATACAAACTTTTTTGGCAGCAGGTCAGCTCTGGTGCAGTATCAAAAGAGCTGTGAGTCAAAGAGAGATGACCTCAAAGAGATTCTCAACAGGCTGACTGGTTGGCGCATCAGCAAATGGCTGGCCAATGGTGTCATCAGCCTGCCCCCTGGCTTTGATGCCCACAGCCTAAAATGGGATTGGATACCAGCAGGGCTGCCATGGTGGGACCCCAGTAAAGAGATTAAGGGTGATGTACTGGCCATTGAAAACAATCTGCGCACAAGGTCAGAGATTAGAAAAGAGCGATATGGGGACAGCTGGAGAGATGTAGTCAGGCGCAAAGCAGAAGAGGACCAATTCCTGATTGACACCCTTGGGCCATCTGCCATGGGGGCTGCACCATCACAACCCACAGAGATTGAGGAGAATGACACAGATGACTAAGGCAAAGCAAGCTGACCAATATTTTCACATGGCCACTATTGCTGGTGGGGATCTGCACAAGATTGACAAAGTCAACAACATCATCAGGGGTGCCAAGATTGCTCAGCTGGGGGCTGTTGGTGATGACAGGCCATGGCATGCTGATGAGGCAACTCTGAGCACAGTGGCAGAGCTGGGCAACCAGCCAGCCAAAGGGCTCAAAGCCAGATTCTCACACCCAGAGCCAGGGCAGTCAGGCATGGGCAGATTTGTGGGGCGTTGGCGCAATTTTGAGGTGAATGATGGGGCAGTCTATGCTGACCTACATTTGTCACAGGCTGCATTCAACAGCCCAGGGCTGGGTGACATTGGCAACTATCTATTTACTCTGGCAGCTGATGCCCCAGAGGCTTTTGGTGTCAGCCTGCATGCCAGAGTTGACCAAGATGCAACCTTTGAGGCTGATGGGGCTCTGAGATTCTCAGGGCTCAAAGCTGCTGACTTTGTTGATGACCCTGCTTTGACCAGTGGGGGTCTCTTTGAATACCAGCACCAATCAATTGAGGCTGGTGCAGAAACTTTTGATAATGGGGGCCATGAGATGGCAAAAGAAATTGATGATGTTGTTGATGTGGTTGAGACACCAGAGCCAGTTGAGGCTGTCTTTGATCTGGCTCAAGCTGGGCAAGAGGCAAAGCCATTTATTGATGCCTTTGGTGCAGAGGGAGCACAGGCATTCTTGTCTGGTCAGACCTTGCTTGAGTGCTATCAGGCCCATGTGGCTGTGCTGGCTGACCAAGTCAAAGCCAGGGATGAGAGCCTTGCAGCTCTCAGCAAAGAGCTGGCTGACCTCAAAGCATTTGCTGCCAATGATGGTGAGGATGAGCCACTGTCATCTGCCCCAGCCGTTGAGACCAGCAAGGCCAGCCAATTCGCCAATGAGCAAATGGCAAAGGGTGTTGCACCATTGACAGCCAAGCTGATGGGTGGGATGTACGGCGAAAAAGAGTAGAGACAGACAGAGACCAAGCAAGACTTTTTGATTTTACCAAACACAACAATGAGGGGGCCAGAAAATGGCACATGCATATTTAACTACTAGTGACGTTGCAATCTTTGGGGCTGCTGACATGGAAGGCATCATCAGTGATGTCTTGGATGAGGCACCATTTTTGGCTGCACTTGCAGCACGTACGGTGGCAGGCAACTCGTTTGTATACTCAAAGAAAACAGCAAACCCTGCTGTTGGCTTTCGTGCTGCAAATGATGGGGCTGAGAACGTCAAAGCAACTCGAAGCAATGTCACGGTTTCTCTTGGTATCCTTGATGCTAGTTTTGCTGTTGATATTGCAGTGGCAGAAGCCGATGAGATGGGCTGGCAGCATGTGATGGGTGTTGAGGCTGCTGACCATTTGCGTCAGGCGATGCGCGAAGTTGAAGAGCAAATCATCAACGGCACAGTTGGCAATGTTGCCAGCAATGCTTTTAATGGCTTTGCTGACCAGACCAATCTTGATGGCGCATCTGATGCCATGGTGATTGATGCCACTGGCACCACATCCAGCACTGGCTCAAGCTGTTACTTGGTACGAACTGGCCCATCTGACGTTGAGGCTCTCTGGGGGCAGTCGGGTGTCATCTCGATCGGTGAGCGTCAGATTGTTGAGCGTGCAGGTAGCTCTTCTGGATTGTTCCCAGCTTATTACCATCCCATCACAGGCTGGGCTGGTGTCAAGATTGGCAGCACGCTGTCAGTTGCACGCATTGGCAACCTGACTGAGGACAGTGGCAAAGGTTTGACTGATGATCTCATCAGCCAGGCTTTGGCTTTGTTCCCAGCTGGACGTGGGCCAAACTTGTGTGTGATGAATCGCCGAAGTGCCCAACAGCTGCAAGCCAGCCGGACGGCAACCAACCCCACTGGAGCCCCAGCGCCGTATGCTGACAGCTCTTTTGGCGTTCCGATTGTTGTGACTGACAGCATTGGCTCAACAGAAACTTTGTTATCATAATGAGCGTGGTTTCTGATGCAATTATCGCAGGCATTAAATCAGCCCAGACGGCTGTGGGTGCCAGCGTGACATACACCAGGGCAGCTGTGGGGTCAGTGACTCTCACAGCTGTGCCAGGTGACTCTGTGCATCAGACAACCACAAGCAGTGGTTATGTCTCAGAGACCAGAAGCAAAGATTTTATCTTTCTGGTCTCTGAGCTTCTGCTGTCAGGAAGTGCGGTTACACCAGCTAGGGGCGACACCATCACAGACGGCTCAACAACATATGATGTGCTGGCTGTGGGGGGAGAGACTCACTGGCGATATACAGATCCAACTCATGTGGCCATGAGGGTGCATTGCAAAGAATAAGGTGATTACATGGCAGGAGCTGCTGAGAGTCTGGTTGATGCTGTTGTGACCTTTCTGGGTACAAAGACCTTGACTGGTACACCCGGCATTGCCAAGGACTTATATGTTCTTAGGCAGCTTGAGAACGTGACAGCTTTGACAGTTGTTGTCAGTGCTGGGGCAGAAGAATGGGAAAAACTCACCAGAGCTGGTGACTGCGAAAAAACCTATTCAGTCTCTGTCTTTGTAATTGCCCCATGCGATGATGATGATGCAGAGATTGGCCCATTTTTGGAGCTGGCAGAAGAATTAAAGAGCGAGTTGATTTCTGGCGGCAGCTTGTCTGGTCTTGCCCCAGTCTCTGTTGACCAGACGGAACCATTTAGTCAAGAGCACATGTATGAGGCTGGCCAATTCTTTGCCAGCATCACACTCAATTATAGGGGGGTCAGCTGATGGCTCATGTTTTAAGCGAAAATGCTAAACTTTATTATAATACAGGCAGCTATGCCAGCCCAACTTGGACAGAGGTTACACTTGTCAAAGATGTCACTCTCAATCTTGAGAAAGACGAGATTGACTTGACGACGCGGTCATCCGGTGGGATTAAAGAATTTGCTGATGGGCTGATTGATGCTTCGATTGATTTCAACCATCTCTGGGATGCATCTGATACAGTTTTCACAGCTCTGCAAACTGCCTTTTTTGCAAAGACTGCTGAGGAGTTTCTTTGCCTTGATGGCTCATCTGCCACCAGTGGCAACCAGGGGCTCAGAGCAACCTGCATGATTAAGAATTTCACCCGCAACGAGGCATTGGGTGAGGCTTTATCGGTTGACATCAACATTAAGCCAGTCAAGAACTCTGACGCAGCCCCTGCTTGGTACACCGTCCCCTGATTAAGTGAGACACCATGGCAAAGATTTTCAAAGATTCCAAAGGCCAGTCATGGCGGTTGGCTCTCAATGTTGGCTCTCTGAGAAGCATCAAAGACCAGCTTGGCATTGACTTGCTCAACCAGCCAGGAGACATGCCAACTGAGCTGTCAGGTATTGTAGACTGCCTCTGGGTGGCTCTCTTTGACCAGATACAGGCCAGAGAGATGACTGAGAAAGACTTTGCCCAGTGCCTTGATGGTGATGTGCTGGCTGTGGCAGTTGATGATTTCATGGCAGAGTTGGCAGCTTTTTTTTTGAAGATCCAACCCAGCAAGTCAATGGCCATCAAGGGGATCTGGGAGAAAACGAAAGACTTGGAGAAGATGCAGCAAGAGGCTGTGACAGCAATGCTTGGCTCAGTCTCTATAGACTTGCAGGAATGATTGGCATAGACCCAGCCCCATTGCAGGGCTGGCAAATTATGGAATTGGCCAAGGGCTCATGCCCAGAGGTCTTTGACACAAATGGCAAAAGTGGCAGGGGTGTTGAGAGGCACCCAATTACAAAGCAAACCATCTCAATGTTAAAGGTCTTTGTTGATGTCAATCGGTCTAATATGGGCTCCTGAGCTAAAAGATGCCTTCTTTGACAGGGTTGCAATCCAGAAGGCATTTGACAAGACAACCCACAAGAGCTTGCTCTGGCTTGGGGGTAAGGTCAGGTCAAAAACCCGCCAAAGGATTGGCAAGCCTAATCTTGCTGGCACAAACAGAGTCAACAAAAAAACTGGCCAAACATCTGTGGTCAAGAGCAGGAAACCAAGAAAAGCAGGAAAGGCACCCATTGCCAGGGTCAATGACAGCAACACACTGACCCTGAGGAATGTGCAGTTTGTGGCTGACATTAAAGCCAGCAATGTGATTATCTTTATTCCCATCTTTGGTGATGATGATGTGCCAGGGGTGCATGAGCATGGTGGCACAGTCAGGGTCAATGCCAAGCTGGTCAACCAGTTGACCAAGAGGGGCTCTGTCAAAAAGAAAAAAGGGCAGGCACAGAAAAGGCTCATCTTTGGCAAGCAGCTGCCCAAGATGTCTTTTGCGATCCCAGCCAGGCCAATGCTCAAGCAGCCCTTTGAGCAGGCTGTCAAGAAATTCAAAGACAAGATGCAAAGAGAGGCATTTTGATGGCAATCAATGCAGGCAAAGCATTTGTTGAGCTGGCCATCAAAGGCAAAGCAAAGGCATTCTCAGTTCTTGATGCTGTCAAGAAGAGGATGAGAGCCTTTGGGGGAGCTATGCGCAAAATGGGTGGGGCTCTTGCCAAGGTGGCAGCAGTGGGGGCAGCAGCAACCCTGGCTGGCATTGGTGTGGTTTTGACCAAGGGTATCAAAGCCGCATCTGATATGCAGGAGACAATGAACAAATTTAATGTTGTCTTTGGTGAGTCAGCTGAGACCATGAAAAACTGGTCAGATGCAACTGCCTCAGCATTTGGCAGAAGCAAAGAGCAGATTGCCTCAGCTGTGGCTGGCTATCAGGATTTATTGGTGCCCATGGGGCTCAGTGGCACAGCTGCCCAAAGCCTCAGCAAAGACCTGGTTGCCCTTGGTCTTGATGTTGCCAGTTTCAACAACAGAACTGATGCTGATGTTGTTGCAGATTTTCAAGCAGCCCTGACTGGGTCTGGTGAGGTGATGAAAAAATATGGGGTTGTTCTCAATGAGGCAGCTGTCAAAGCTGAGCTGATGAATAATGGCATTGACCCTGAGCATGCAACCAATGCTCAAAAAGCCATGGCCAGATATAACATAATTCTGGCAGGCACATCAGCAGCACATGGTGATGTTGCAAGGTCATCAGACAGTTTTGCCAATCAGCTCAAAGCCATCAAAGCAAAGGCATCTGACTTCTTGGTGGTTGTTGGCGAAAAACTCTTGCCCATCTTGGAAAGCTGGATGGCTGACTTGCAGGCACTCTTTGCAGTGCTGGCTGGGGATGAGACCATTGCCAGTGCAGAGGGTCAGGTTGATGCCTTTGCTGAGTCAATCAAAAATATGGAATCCCCCATCGTGCTCATCACATCTGGCATTGCTGGCATCAGCGGGGTGATTAGAACCATGCAGGCTTTGCTTTCAAGAGGCACAGCTGGGATTTTGAGATTTGGTGCAGCCATTGTCGAGGCTGGCAAGTTTATCTTTGGAGATGATGGGTCTGACCAGAACACATTGAGAGACATGGCAGATGCTGTTGACCAAACAGCTGATGAGCTTGAGGCAAAGGCAAAGGTCAACTTTGAGGCAGCTGGCACAGACAACATCAGAAAAAAGATTGATGAGGCAAAGAGAGACATCAAAAAAGACAGAGATGCAGCAAAAGTAGACCTCAAGAAGGCTGAGAAAAAGGACTTTGATGACCCTGACTATAGTGTGCCAGCTGAGAAGATGGAAAAAGCAGCTGAGAAGATGATTGCAGCAGCCAACCCAGAGAGTCTTGATGTGACCAGAGACATAAAGGCATTTACACAGTTTCAACAAAATAAGACCAACCAAGAGCTGAGGGCACTCAAAGCAATTGAGAAAGCCATCAAGGCACAAAAAACGGCAGTTGGGGTGGTATAGATGGCAGGCACACTTTGTGGCATACAGTTTGGCACAGCATCCACAGAGACTTGGGATGCTGAGAATAGACGCACAGGCAGAGAGCACTCAGCAACCTATGTGGTGCAGACTGCATCTGACTCAGAGAGAGAAGATACAGTCTTTGCAACAACAGGGGTGCCAGAGATTGGTGGGGCATCTCCTCTATATACTGGTGCCACATGCAAAGCCAGGACAGCCACAGAGATTGGCAGCATGGCTTGGGAGGTGCAGTGCTCTTTTGATGACACAGTGGCAGTTGCTGGCTCATCACCAGATGATGGGGGTGGGGCTGATGGGAAGCCATGGGATCGACGACCCACATGGGGTTGGACATCAGAGAATTTTGAGGAGCCTCTTTGGCATGATGCCCAAGACAAGAATAAAAGGTTTCTCAACTCAGCTGGGGACCCTCTGCCACCACTGATGACCCACAAGGGCATTGCTGTCTTGCGTATCAACCGAAAAGAGCTACGCTTCAACCCTTTGATTATCCAACAATTTACAAACAAGGTAAACAAAAACAGATTCTGGGGGGCTGACACATCAGAGGCACTGCTGTCATCAATTGAGGCAGCCCAGGAAAAAGTGGGACCATTTACCGTTTGGAACGTAACTTACACAATCAAATTCAAGCATGATGGTGTGGGGTGGATTGCCAGGGTTCTTGACCAAGGGCACCAATACTACAAAGCAGGCTGGGCCACAGACCTCAACCCGACGAAATACCCATTTGGTGATGATGCTTTCCAGCAAGTGCTGGGCAATCTTGATGGGGGTGGCAGGCGACTCAATGACCCAGATGCAGTTGCTGGGGTGGGTGAAAACCCACACAAGAACACAGGGGTATTTTTGAAATTTAACAGATTCGCCAGCGCGGATTTTCAGTCTCTCAATTTAGGACCTTGGTAACATGGCAGATGAAATAACAGTCAGCAGCTCTTTGATTGTGGACAATGGCAGCTTTGACCCAGCTTGGTCAACAGGCTCTCAATCAGTAGACCAAGCAACTGCTGGGGGTGGTGCTCCTGGCTTTGTCAATATTGGCACATCAGAAGAGGCAATCAGCTTTGGGGATGTCAGCACTCCTGGCTGGGCATTTATCCGCAACATAGACGCAACCAATTATGTGGACATTGGGCCAGACTCAGGTGGCTCAATGGTTGCTGCATGCAGGCTCAAGCCAGGAGAGGGATTTGCCATCAGGCTGCACCCATCATCAACGTGGAGAGGGCAAGCCAACACAGCTGCTGTTGATTTGGTCTTTGCTGTTTTGGAGGATTGAGCCAGATGGCAGATGAGCCACAGGTCTTTGGCTTTACAAAGCCAGTTGCAATGATGCTCAAGCAGCAGGCGCTGGGGGGTGGGTCAATGACCAACCCAGTGCCAGTTTTCAACCCCCCAGGCAACATTGTGGGTGCTTGGTTGATGGAAGCCACCAGCATCATCACAGCTGCTGTTGATGCCAGCACAGCTGGTGAGGGCACAGCTGCCATTGCCAAAAGAGACAAGGATGGCACCACAGGGGCTGAGCTTGTCAGCCACGCCAATCAGGATATGGTGGCAACTGTTTACAATCTGGGGCCAGAGATTGCCTCTGGTGCTTTTTTCATTGGGGTCAGGGCTCTTGAGGGCACCATATATGCCATCAGTCTGCCAGCCAACCCAACACATGCAAAGACATCTGGCACCATCACAGCAAGGTCAGGGGCAACTCTGGGCTCTGGCTCTGTGGATCTGCTTGAGGATGACTTGACAACCACTGGGGTCACAGTCACGGCCAAGAATATCTTTGGCTCATCCATTGCCACAGCTGCCTACTGCATTGTGATGCTCTTGGCATCTGGAGATTACACTATTGTCAGTGTGGATTGCCCATGAGATACAGCCCTGGCTGCAAGTGCTGCTGCACATGCACATCAAAGACAGACCAGCCACCAGCATCAACTGGGGCAACTCTTGGGGGTGACTGGACAGATGCAGTGGCTGGCTGGGACAGGCTCAACTCAGGGGGCAGGTGGGGCTATTCAAACACAGCTGGGGAGCTGGCAGTTCTTGACACCCTGGCTGACAACAATGACTACCAGATTCATTTTGACAATTTCCCCAAGATCAAAAATGCAACCCTTGATGATGCCATGAGTCTGCTGGTGGATTACACAGACAGCAGCAACTATGTTTTTATCAGATTTACATTAACTGACAGGATCACCAGCAGCAGGCTGGGGTGGAAGGTTGAGGTTGGCACTGTCATCAGTGGCACTGAGACAGTTGAGCACACAGCTGAGCAAGTCAACCATGGTGCTGATGATGTTGGTGGCAATGCTCTTGGGGGTGATTTGCGGGTCTGTGTCGGTGCTGGGTTGATAAGGGTGCAAACAGAGGATGTCAACCTTGTGGCTGGCAGCATAGATGTCACAGGCATCAGTCTCAATGACACAAAACAGATTGCAGTGCTCTCTGATGTTGTGACCACTGAGGTCAGTTTCAACCTGCTGAGTCTTGAGGATTGTTGCAGCTGCACTGAGGATGATGTGCAACCCTATTGTTGGAATTGTGGCAGTGATGATGATGGGCCAGTTGTGCCTGATGAGATTGTGGTTGACTTGGGTGCTGGGGGTTGGACAGACAGAGGTGACTCATGGGCATGTGACAGCACCCCAGGCTGTGCTGAGGTGCAGGGTGAGTTTTCTCTTGTGAGGCCAGGGTCAGGCACCCACTCATCAGATGAGGATTGCACTTGGTCGTTCTCAGATGATTGGTGTGCTGATGCATATACTCTGCCATCAACCTACTCTTTGACCATTGACCTTTGGACATCCTATGATGCTACAAACTATTATTTTCATCTGGAGGTGCATCTTGAGGATGGGGTGGGCTCTCAGTGTGAGGAGATTTACGAAAAGACAGTTGCCAAGTCTGGGGCTGACAGCCTCGATTGTGGGGCAACCCATGAGCTGACAAGGCAGAGCAGCTTGGGGCCATATCTGCCTTGCAACACATCTGGCAGACTACCAGCAACCATCACCATCACCCCAGCTTGATATGCTTTGCAATTTCAAAACAACAGGCAGGGTGATTGATGGCAGGCACCAGATGAGATGCAAGAGCTGTGGGTCTGTGGTTGGCTTTGCTGGCAGCAACCCAGCCAGATGCAGACGGGTCTGCAAGCCAAGAAGAGTGCATCCCAACAACCAGCCCACCACACCCTGGCAGCTGGTCAAGAGATACATCAGGGCAGTTGCTCTGTGGTATTGGCATGGGTGCCCCACCAGAACCAAAAAAGAGGTTGCCAGGATCTATGACAACCTCTGCACCCCATGTGAGCAATTCCATGATGGGGGCTGCATGGCTTGTGGGTGCAGAATTAACCGGTCAGAGGCTGGGCTGAGAAATAAGCTGGCCCAAAAGACCCAGCACTGCCCCAATGGTCTCTGGTGACTAGCTCAGAGTATATGCTGTGCCTCTGCCATCAGACTCAACCCTCAGCTCCCCAGACTCTTGCAGGGTCAGCACTATTTCATTGAGAGCCCTGGCTGGCAGCCTCACATGGCGCAGCAGGTAGGATCTGCCACAGAGTTGGTTCCTCTTGGTGAATGCACCCACAATGTCAATGACCTTTTTTCTGTGCTTCTCATACACACTGCCACCAATGACCTCATCAGCCATCTTTGTGCAAAATGAGTCAGTGGCCCAGATTATAAAATCACAGGCCCATCTGGCTGCACTGTCATCAACCATGGGAAGCATGGGGTCTTCTGAGCATGCATAGACCATGGCCAGCCGTCTTGCTTTCTCGATTGACCTTGACCAGATGGTGCTGTTTTGAGGGTGGTTCTCATGGGTGTCTGACTGCCTGACAAGATCTGCAAAGATGGCTGATGCAGCTTTGGTTTCTTGTATCAGTCTTGGCTCTGGGTTGATGTCTGAGAGGTTGCCACCAGCTTGAAACTCTTGCCAGATGGCAACTGTGTCAAGGATTGACTGGGGTGGGGGCAGCTCCTCTTTGTCTTGCTTTTTTCCTCTTGGGCCAGTATCAACCACCAGCAGCCTGCCAGCAAAGCCATCAAAAAGATGGCTCTCCTCAAGAGATTGCCAAAAGTGCTCAGCAACTGTCAGCCCCCAAAAAGATGCACAAGGGTGCTGCACTTCTCGATTGTATTTGCTGTCAGCCATGCTTTTGTGCTTCCACAAACAACCCGTTTCGTTCCACAGCTCAAGCAAGACCTCCTGCACAGCATGCAAATGAGCATTCCCAGGCTTGTCTGCTGACTTGGCAAGAAACCTACCAAACTCATCCCAGAGCCAGACCTTGCTGGGGCTCTGCATCAAGTCTTGGGCCAGGGCTGACTCTGATGCAACCTTGCCACCATATAAATCAGTCAGGCCAGCCAGCCCAAGGATTTTCTTGAGGCAGGTCTGTGGGGCTTGCTTGCCACCACCAGATGGTGCCAGTGCCACCATATACAGATTAGTTCTCTGGCCAGACTTGTCTCTGACTTTCCTACCACACAGAGCAGCCTGCAAAGCAATTCCCCCCATCAATGACAGGATTGGCTGCACCACATTATTCTGTGAGTCAATCCACTCAGCAACCTCACCAATGAACCCTGGCACATGCAGCAGATGGGCAGGGAAAGCCAGCTCTTTTTTCTTGGGCTTGGCAATCAGCTCATCAATGTAAGCCTCATATTGCCCCAGCTCAGATGCCTTGACTGGTTGGTGAGAGTCAGCAAAAGATTGCTGAGTCAGCAGCCAGCCTCTGGGGCCATCAGCTTTGGTTGCTTGGTCTACTTTGTGCTCCAGCTCTCTCAAAGACCATGGGGGCTGACAGGTCTGATTGTATATGTCTTGCAGTATTTGCAGAGCAGCTGCTGGTGACAGCTCAAAGCCATTGACCAGAACACATGCAATTCTAAACAAGGTGCCATGCCCATCTTGGCCAGAGATTGCTGGGGGGTATTTGGCAATGTAAGCAACTGCCCTGGCAGCCACATCAGTCTGCCCTGGCTCTGGGTGACACACACTGGCTGAGCCACTGGCTGTGACTGTGCTGGGGGCTGACTGGGCTTGCTTTGATGGGTATGTGGCGTTGAGCCAGTCAAGACCATCTTGGCAGTGGGCCAGGGGCATGGCTCCCAAGAAGTCAACATCACCAGTCACAGTAAAATATCTGCCCTGATGGTAGACCTCGATCACACCAACAGAGTCTGGCACTTTGACTCTTCTGCCCTTTGGGCTGCCAGGGTCTGATGTGCAAAACAGCTTGAGACCATTGCCACTGGGGCTGATTTCTGCATAGGTGGGCAGCTGTCTGATGACCTCTTTGGCCCATGGCTGCAAGACCCCATCAACAATGGCATCATCGAGGTCAACACCAAAAAAGTCATCATCAGGAGAAAAGACAAAGCCAATCCCAGACCTTGATGAGCCTGCTTTGTAAGCTGCTGTTGTGATGTCATCAAATGTTGACCAGTGTGCAGGGTCTGTGGTGCTGGCTCTGATGCCACTGGCTTGGTAGGGCACTTTGGTTGGCTTTCCTCCTCTCTCCTCATAGCGCCAGAGGACCCACTGAGCTGCATCTTTCATCTGGGGTGGTATGTGATTGTATTTAGACATTTGGGGTATTCTCTAGTTTTGAGGGGTTGGCTGGTCTGATGCTGGTGATGGGGTGGGCTCTCATATACTCAACCCTAGCTGCAAGCCAGTCTTGGCACTTGGCAAGCTGGTCTTTGCTCATGGGCTGGCTGTGAGTACCGAACCCTTTTGTGTGGTCCCCACCAACATTCTCACCAACCATCAAAGCCAAGATTTCTGACTCATCTGGTGTGGTTGGCAGGTGGTGCTCAATGCCATGAGCTGTGACATATCTTGAGGTGGCACTATTCTTGGGCTTGGTTGGTCGATCAAAATGGGATGTCATCTTCTTGGTTCTCCTCTGTCTCTGGGATTGCTGGGAGCATCAGGTTGCTGTGCTTCTTGATGCTGTCAAATTTGCCACTGATGTCAACTGAGATGGTGCTGGGCTCTTTGAGCTGGCCAGAGTTGCCAACCTTGGCAGCTGCCCTGGCAGTCTGTGGGCAGGGCTGGTCTGACCTCTTTGCCCACCATGCCAGAGCCTTCTCAAGACCATACCCAGAGTGCTCAACACAGACCCATTCTGAGATGGGGTATTGTAGGCACTCAATGTGGTAATCAACCCTCAGGGTCTTTGGCACTGTGTCATCAGCACCCTTCTTGGTGTGCTCAGAATAACTGACTTCCTCAACCTCATAATCTTTGGGGGGCTGACTCAGGATGTCTGCCACTGATGCCTCTGTGTCATGGGTGGGGTTGCTGTCAACCTCAAAGACCTCACCACACTCTGGGCAGACAGCCACAGAGATTGGCACAACCTCTCTGCATGCTTTGCAATGTTTGCCAGCTGGTGGGGCATTCTTGCCAGAGCCATTTGGCTTGGGCTTGATGGCCATTTTGTCAATTGGCCCATGCCTCTCAATGTTGCCACCAAAGTCAAGGATGAGGCAGTCAGCTTTGCCAGGGGCAACTCTGAGACCTCTGCCACACATTTGATAGTAGAGACCAGGGCTGAGGGTTGGTCTCAGCATGGCAACACAGTCAATGTTGGGAGCATCAAAGCCAGTGGTGAGCACATCAATGTTGATGAGGTATTTGATGGCACCCTCTTTGTAGTATGCCAGGGTTGATGCTCTCTCTGTTGGTGAGGTCAGGCCATCAACCATAGCCACAGATGCCTCTGGGGCCAGGAAGGCAATCATCTCAGCAACTTGGCTGGCATGCTCTCTGCCAGCACAAAAGATGAGCACTGATTTTCTGTCTGTGGTCTTGCTGAGCATCTCAGCAACTGCCTCAGCAACCACCAGCCCATCAGACAGCTCTTGGTTGAGCTGGCTTGCAACATATTCACCAGCCCTGACAGCAACCTCAGAGAGGTCTGGCTGTGCCTCTGCATGCTTGCTGATGAGTGGGGAGAGGTAGCCATCTGCAATGAGAGGCTTGATGGGGATGCTGTGACAGATTGTGTTGAGCACTCGATCTGGCCCACAGACCAGACCCTCTTTGAGTCTGTAGGGTGTGGCAGTCAGCCCCACCACTCTCACAGCAGGATTGATGAGCTTTGCATGAGTCAGGAAGGTCAAAAACATGCCATCCCCATCAGCTGGGATCAAGTGAGCCTCATCAACCAAGATGACATCAAAGGCACCCAGCTCATCGGCTCTGCCATGAACCGATTGTATGCCAGCCACAATGCAGCTGTGCTCTGTGTCCCTGCTGGAGAGCCCAGCAGAATAGATGCCCACATCAACCATGGGGGCCAGGGTCTTGATTTTCTCAGCATTTTGCTCAATTAGTTCTTTCCGATGACAGAGGATGAGCACTCTGCCAGACCAGTCAATCACATCTTTGACCAGCTGGGCAATGATGAGAGATTTGCCAGCCCCAGTGGGTGCCTCAATACAGGGGTTGGTGGTTGTGCTTTGTATGTGCTGCCAGCAGCTTGCAACTGCCTCAGCTTGGTATGTCCTTAATTTCATGGGGGAGATTTTCCTTTTTTGCTTTGGTTCTAATATCAGCAACCATGGCTGTGATTGTCTGACGATGACAGCCAAGACTGGTTGCAATTTCTGAGTGGGTGTTGCCAGAGAGCAGCATCACAGTGATGGTGGTTTGGTTTGGTGTGAGATGACAGCCCAGCCAGTCAACTGCATCAGCTGACCAGCTGGGGTCTGTGTCATCAACAAAGTCAGAGACATGCCAGGGCAGCACTGGCAGCTGCTTGGCATGAACCCTCAGCTCCTTTTGCAGGGCTCTGAGCCAGACAACCTTGGTTGATGGGTTGGCTGTCTCAAGCATCATCAGAGCCAAGTCTTGGTAGGCATCAATTTGCTCAACATGGGCAAAGATTGACGCCAGCACTCTTGACCTTGAAACCAGCCAACCCTCATATGCTGCCAAGTCAACCATCAGCTCTTTGCCCAAGGGGCAGGGCTGTTGGCTGGGTCAGATGCAGTCTGCTGGGGTGCAGACTGCTGGGGTGCATCACCGATGCGCCGGTAGGCAACAATGTTGTTGCCCATCTGGCCATTGCCTTGCTTCTTCACTCGCAACTCAATCATCATGGGGATGTTGTGCAGTTGCTCAGTCTTGCTGGGGTTGAGGATGCCCAGTGCCTCAGTGATGGCTTTGAGATTGCTCTGTGCAATGCCCTTTACCTTGGGGTCTGGGTGGTAAACTGAGAGATTGTCAAAGACGAGCCTATTGGTGTGTGGCCCATCAACCACTGCAAAGACTAACTTGATGTACTCATGCCCAGCTTGGCTTGTGGGTCTGTCACTGTCTTTGATGATGACAGCGTAGGACCCATTGGGCAGGGGCTCAAAACTTGTCTGCACATCTTCTGCATCTGATGTGTTAAATCCAATATCAGCCATGGTCAGCTCTCTTTCTTGGCACTGGGTGCCACAGTCTTGGGGGTAAAGTGCTGGGCATACGCTGCCCAATTAAAGTCAATTTCATCTGGCAGGTTGAGGCGGTTCTTTGCAACTGCTGTGGGTCTTGCAACCGTTCTCAAGACCCTCTTGCCACCATCAAGTGCCTTGGTGGTCTTGCGACCAAAGCCACCATCTTCTGTGGTTGTCAGCACTTTGAGATGAGCAAAAAGCATCTCGTCAGCCCACTCAAGCAAGAGGGCTGAGACATGCTTGTGCAGCTTGGGAACCCATCGGTCATAGTCAGGATTCTCAGGGTCTTTGTGGCTCTCAGTCTTGGCATGGGCAATAATGATGATGTGCATGCCTTTGGTCTGCCTGAGTGCATCAAGACCAGTCAAGACAGCTGAGAAGAGATTACATGCCAACACATAGCCCTTGCCATAACTGCCAGAGGCTTGCTCAATACTCTCAACAGACTGCTGCTGACAGATTGACTCCCAGATGAGCCTCTCAAGCCAATCAGCTGAGTCAATGACCACAGCTTTATAGGTGTGCTCTTCTGTGTAAAGCTGGCCAATGTTTGTCATAACATCATCATAACTGGCAGCAATGTCAAAGCTGTGGCAGTCGATCTGCCCCAGCCCATCTTCTGTGGGCAAGAAGATGGCATCAGGGCACTGGCTGGCAATGGTTGATTTGCCAATGCCAGGGCCACCATAGATGACAGTTTTCCTTGGTAGCTGTTGTTTGCCTCGATTGATTTTCATGGTCTTTGGTCTCTCTCTTTGGGGGTGGGGGTGATGTCACAGGGTAATAATATCAGCAAAGCGCGAAGGCCAGATGTCATCTGCCAAACACTGCTTGTACTCATGCATGGTATTTCTATTTTGCTCCTCAGCTGCATCAAGGGTGGCTGCACTCATCTCAAAGACACCAACCTCAAAAGGCTCAGTTTTCTCAACTGCCACAATATACACTTTGTATATCTCACCAGTCAGAGCTGCCACCATAGACCGATAGAAGGCCAGCTGGTGAGGGTAGCCAAAGATGTTGGCATCTCTTGCAAACTTACAGGGATAGTGGGTGGTGTGGGCAGAGCCCAGGTCAGCACAGGTCTTGAGGTCAACAATCGTATTGTTGGCACTGTCAAGCCAGTCAATCTTGCTCTGGCTCTTGATGCCTTGCAGGGTGCCTCTGATGGTCAACTCTGGTCTGCCATATTCTGTGCCCAGCAGCTTGCTGGCTTCTGCATGAGTCTCAATGTGGTTGCTCATACATTTTATTTTGTAATAGTCAGCCTCTTTGATGGGGCTCTTGCCAGCTTTGGTCAGCTCCTCAATCCACTCTGTATATCGTTTTGAGGCTGTGCCAAAAGGCTTGTCAGTCTTGGGATTGACTGGGCCATCTGAGATTGAGTAGGCAGCATGAAAAGCATCTGCACCCTCAAGAATGTGGATGTGTGCAGCTGTGCCAAAGGCAAAGGCTGGGCTCTGGTGCCTCTCAACCAGACCCAGCTGGGATCTGTGGTAGCCCATTGGGCTGTGCCTAAAAGATTGCAGATTGTGGGCTGTCATCCAATTGGCATAGTCAGCAAAGTATTCTGCATCAGTCAGATTGTGGAGAGATGCCAGGGCAGTCTCCCAGGGCTGTGGCTTAGTCATTAAGGTGGCACTCCAAGAAGAGGGTATTGGTGGGGGAAGCAGACAGCAGAGGACAAACAAAGTCAGCTGTGACTGCCAGCAGCTCTTGCAGCTCATCATCAACCAAGATGAAACTTGGCTCATCACAACGCCAGTCATCAAGGCAGAGGGCAACTCTGTCGGGAGCTGGCTCTGCCCACAGGCTGAGGGTGATGTCTGTGGTTGTCTCTGGGATGTCAAAGTGCTTGCCAAGAGAGGCACAGAGCACAATTGGCAGCTCTGGGCATTCTGTGACCCAGGAGCAACCACAGGGCTCAATGGTGCCTCTGCTGTTGATGCTAAAAGATGCACCCCCATGAGTCTTGACAAATGAGAGGTTGGCAATCATGCCTCAACCTCATGCTCTCTCTGCATTGCCTCAGCAATGTCAGCATAGTTGCAGAGGTCATCATAATTGTCTTTGTGGTAGCAGATGCGCATTCTGTTTAGTTTGAGAGCACACATCATCAGAGCCACCACATGCCCTGGCAGTGGGATCTGGTTGTTGATGTTGTCAGCATGGGGCTGCAAGAGGCTGGCCCACATCATTGCAATGCCTTCGTGATTTTCTTTGGGTGGGCCATATACTTTGCCTCTCTCCTCAGTGATGGCTTGACGATGGGCAGCAGTGGTCTGGGGCACATCACCAAAGAGCTTCTCCCATGTGGCATTGGCATCTTCTGCCTCTTGATGAGATGCAATGATGCTCTCAACTGTGTGAGATGGCTCAACTGGCCCAGGTGTCAGCTCTGGCAACTCTGGCAGGTTGTCTGGCAGCTCAGCTGCATCTGGTCTGGCCAGCCTGCACTCTGCACACATCTGGTCAAGCTGGCCCAGGTCTTTGCAGTGGGCCAGATGGTCAATCAGCTTTGACAGAGGCTCATCGTCAAAAGTGCAAAAGACAGGAATGCCCAGCTGTAATGCCAAACTGACCTCATCATCTGCCCCAGTGCTCTCACCATGCAACCTGATGAGAAGGTCAGCAGATGCAACCCATGGCAGGCACGATGCCATCCAAGTGCTGTGTGGGATGTCTTGACCCCCAGGCAGCATCATTGTCAGGCCAGGGTTGAGTGGGGCAAAGCCAGCTGCCAAGAGTTGGCGCTGTGCCTCACAGCTGTTGTCAAAGTTTGTCCCATCAGGGTCAAGGGTGATGGGGCAGGCAATGTAGACTTTGAGAGGTGTCTTTGTCATGGTCTTTGGTCTCTGGGGGTGGGGGTTGGTAATAAAAAGAGGGTTGGTTTCCTTACAGTCTGGCTGGGGCTGATCGGTCAAAGGGCTGACCAGCTGGGGTCTCTGTGGCCCATGCTGCCAGCTCTCTGTATATCTTTTTTTTGAGGTTGGTGTCAATCAGGTATTTTTTCAGCACTGGCCAGATGGTGCAGATGCACTCATGGGGATGGCTGAGGGTGGGGGTGTGCTCATCAGCTTTGTATGAGCAAAAGATTGCTGGCAGGTGTCTGTCAATCCATAGCTCAAGCTGGCCAGTGCTCATCTGCTGAGCTGCCCCATCTAATCGAAAAGCCAGGGCATCAGCCCAGCTGGCATGGGGGCTCCTGGCTGACATCAAGGGCACTGTGGGCCATTTGTGTTGGTCTGGGTCTGTCATGGTCTTTGGTTCTCTCTGGGGTTGATGTTGCGTTTCCTCGGGGGTTGTCAATATGTCCCAAGGTTTCGGTCAGTTGGGGTCACAGCTGATGCAGCCTCTCTGGCAGCACTTGGTGGGCTCAGTGGTGCCATCATGCAACTGCCTCAGCTGCTGATGACCATTGCTGTCAATGTAGTCAGCCCTTGACCACATCACATACCCCTCTGACACATCGGTGTGAAACTCCTCACCACTCATATCAATGTCATTCTGCCAGAGCAGCTCAACCATGTTGGCTGCAAGCCATGTGGCATCTCTTGGGGGCTGGGTGTCTTTGTTCCAACAGCTGACAGACTGCCTGACCTCCTCACCATTAAATGAGAAGGTCAGTCTGGCTTGCCAGCCAGGGTTGCTGACCATTGCTGTGACTGGATAAAAGATCTCAGCTTTGGTCAGGATTTCATTTTTGAATTGCTTGCTCATGGTCTTTGGTTCTCTCTTGGGTTGGTGGTTGCAGCAGCTGCCAGCACACTGAGAGACCTCATCTCTCAGCTGCTGGATGACCTCACCCACTGTGCTCTCACAGATGCAGTGGGTGTCATCAAATTTATTGACCCAGCCATCTGCCAAGTGCAGCCAGTGGGACTCACCATCATACTCATAACTGTCAATTCTGGCGTCTTTATTGGCCAGGGCTTGCAGTGTGGTGCTGTATCTTTGTGCCATGGTCTTGGTTCTCTCTTGGTCTTGGGGTTGAGGTTGGTGGTCTACTTGGCTGGGGTCTCTTTGACGATGGTGCAATATTTCTTCTCAACAAAGATGCCCACATGCTGGCTGGCCATCATGTAGTGATTGCTTGAGATGGTGCAGTGCAGCATGGCATACGTGCCATCTTTGATGCTGGGGCAGTTGCTGACTTTGATTTGCATGGTCTTGGTCTTGGTTGTCATGGTCTTGGTTCTCTCTGTGGGGTCTGTGTGGTGGCTGTTGATGTGAGTGGTGTGACTTAGTTGATGTTGGCAAAGACAGACAGGGCTCTCTCTCTTGATGCCATGCATGGGATCTGGCAGACAAGACCAGACTTTGATGAGAGCCTGACTGCAAAAAGATCTTCTTCGACACAGTAACCGTAGACAGCAATCAGACCCTCTTTGGTGGTCTTTTGTTTGAGGGTCTCAATCTTGATGGGGTGGTTGTGCACATACCGTTCTGAGAAGGCTGGCAGCTCCTCTGGCAGAGGGTAGCTGTCTTGATGTTGACCAACCAGCACATCCCACTGGTCTTGGGGCAGGTCAGACTCATCACCCTGCACAACAACAAAGCCAGTGCCCCAGACCTCACCATCTTTGTAATCGTAGACAGCAATCACAAGAGTGGTCTCTGGGAGATAATCAAACTTGATTGCCCTTGCTGTCTCAGCTTTGTCTTTGCAGTTGAGCACTGCCACACAGTGGGCAGTCAGCTGGCCATCTTTGACTGAGTAAATTTCTGCATTTGGGAAGGTCATTGTCATGGTCTTGGTTCTCAGTGGGGTGTTGGTGTTGGTGGTCAGCCAGGGCAGCCCCCTGGCTCTCTGTGGGTGGTCTATTTCATCATGCCATCATCGTCAACCCAGCCCAGCTCCCAGCCAAGAGAGATGACCTCAGCAGCTGGCTTTCTGGCTGTCTGCCAATAGGTTGCGACTAGGCTTTTTTCATTGCTGTTGGTCAGCACATTGCCATAACTGTCAGACAGCTTTGCCAGGATGGCTTTTTTTGTGGCTTTGACCTTCTTGGGGGCAGCTGGCTTGGCTGGGGCTGTCTCAATTTCTGCCAGCACTTGTGCAATGGCACAGCCATTTGCTCTGCCTTGGGCAACTGCACTCTCAAAGGTCTCTGGCTCATCAGCTGTCTTGGTCTGGGCTTGCTCATCAGCAGCAAAGTCAGCAGACTCACATGCCTCACAGCCTGCCTCATGTGTGGCACACTCTTTGGCTGATGTGCAGGGCTGGCCACAGCTGGTGGTTGCAACAACCTCTGGCTCAACAATCTGGCTGGTGTGCCAAGCAGCTCTTGTGGCTTGGAATCTGGCAGCCTTTGCAGCCCACTCAGCAGCACCAGCCCCACCAAACTTTGCTGTTTTGGGGCTGACAGCCTTTGCAGCCCACATGGCTGAGGTCTGTGTGGCAATGTCTGCCACTGATGCATGAAAGATGTTTTTTTGCTCTTGGGTCAGGCTGCCAAGGTAGTCAATGGTGGCTGAGTCAATCATGGCAGGGTAGCTTGCCAACTCGATTGTCTTGGCAAGAGCATCTGGGCCATGGTAGCCATTGCCATCAAGCACAAAATCACAATAGCTGGCATGAGCAGCCTCATCATCTGCTGCATAGGTGCCCATCTCAATTTCTGACTCAAGGCAACACATCAGGTCTGCAATGGCCAGGGCTGGGGATGTCTCAGGGGTCTTGCCATCTCTCTTGGCTTGCTCAGCTGCATTGTAGAGGTCAGCAGCAGCTGTGAGCAGTTGGTCTCTTGTGGTGGCTTGGCTTGTCATCGTTTTGGTTCTCTCAGTTTTGTGGGATGTGGTCTCTTGGGGTTTCTCCCCCACACACATCATCAGCTTCTCAGCACCAACAATCAACACCATTCTGGTTATTTTATGAAAAACCGAGCATCTTTTTTGCTGGTGGGGGGTGGGCTGCTGGTGCAGGGTGTGCCACCAGCTGGGGGTGAGATACCAGAGGTTGCCTCAGTGGTGGGGGTTGGTCTGTTAAGATTTTCCTAACATGGGGGCCTACTGGTGGGTGGTTTGGGGGGGGTGTTTGTCGAATGTTGGTGAATGCTGGGGAGGGGAGAAAAACCAATAATATACTATATATATAGTATATATCTATCTATTATTATGTATGTTTCACGTTTCACACCCTCTCTGTCTCTGGCTCTGTTCCAGTGGGACAGACTTAGTGTGAATTGTGAACACTAAACTGATGCCCCCCAAGTGGCTAAAACCAGGCAGACCCAAAATAGGGGGTATGCTGGGGGGGGGCTGATGAGTAGATTTATCTTGGCACACACCAACCCAGGGCAACTCTAATGAGAGCAAGCTGATGCAGAGCCATTTTGATTTCAAGCAGGTTGACAGAGACCTTGATGGGGCTGGGGTCTGGGTTGGCAATGTCAGAGATGACAGTGGCACCAGAGCCTGCATCAAGTGTGGGGTGAGAAGGCTGCTGGCCAGATTTACAAAAAAAAGAGGCAGGAAAAGGGGCAGAGAAGAGTGCAGAGTCTGTGACAGCAGGAGAATGAGGGCTGCAAAGTATAAGCTGACTGAGGCTGAGGTCAGGCAATGGGAGAGGGTCACAGTGTGTGGCAACCCAGGATGTGCAAAGGCTGTGGTACACTACCCACAGGCCACACATGGCAAAGGCCATGGCATGCTCTGTGCACATCTTGACCATTGCCACAAGACAGGCACTGTCAGAGATGTGCTTTGCAGCAACTGCAATATTGGCTTGGGCTGCTGCAAAGACAGCCCAGCCATTTTGAGAGGTCTGGCAGATTACATAGACCAGCACAATATTGATGTGAGGCAACAAAACAGATGACCAATGGCAATCAAAAGGGCAAGAGGGGTGAGAGAGAGGCTGCCAGGGCTCTGACAGCAGCTCTTGGTTGCTCTGCCAGGAGAGGTCAGCAATTTTGTGGTGGGGGTGACTCACCAGATGTGGTCACAGACATCAAGGGCATGCATGTTGAGGTTAAGAGGGTTGAGAGATTTTCTCTCTATGATGCCATGGCTCAAGCCAGGGCAGATGCTGGGGACCAAGTGCCAGTGGTGATACATCGACGCAATAACCAAGAGTGGGTGGCTGTGGTGTTGGTGGCTGACTTGCAAAGGTTGGCTGACCTCCTGGCTGACAGAAAAGATGAGGTCTGATGTGGCTGGTGTTTGTCTCTGGGTTGGATGGCTGGGGGTGGTCTGGTGTCTGTTGGTTCTCACATCAAGACACCCCAGCCATCTCTCTCTCTGGGTGGTAATCCCCCTGGCTCTGGCTTGGCCCATCTGGCTGCCAGTGATGTTGGTCTCTCTTGCTTGGAAAGCAGGCTCAAGATGACAGATGAGATGAGCATGATGGCAGCTGGTGCCATTGGGGTTGGCATTGGCATTGCTGTTGTTGTTGTTGTCAACCTGATTGCCTTTGCAATTTATTGGTGGCTCGATAACATGCCAGACACAAGGGGCATGAGATGACACAAGACCCACTGACCCACAGAGTCTATCTTTGTGGCCCCATCAATGGCTGCACTGATGATGAGGCAAATGGCTGGCGAACCACAGCCATCAGCCTGCTGTATGCAAATGCCCTGGCACCAGTTGACCCCATGGCAAGAGACTACAGAGGCAGAGAGCATGAGCCAGGGATGTGCAAAGCCATTGTTGACTGTGACACGTATGACATCAGCACATGCCACACACTGCTGATGATGTTTGAGAGGGCATCAGTGGGGTCTGCAATGGAAGTGCTGTTGGGACATCAGATGGGTCTTGATGTGATTGTTGTCAACCGATCTGACAGAGAGCTGAGCCCATGGCTGGTGTATCATGCAACCCATGTGGTGCACACATTGGGTGAGGCAGTTGAGACCATCAAAGTCAGTCAGGGGCCAGGGTGATGGCAGCAGTGCTCATCATCATGGTCTGCATCATCCCAAGAGGGGCAGCAGTGCATCAACACTATGACATGCTTGAGGTCAACAGTGTGCATGATGACCAAGGGCAGCTGGTTTTCATCCAAGTGCTTTATTGTGAGTGGCACAGACTTGAGAGGGCTTGGCATGTGCATGACTGGAGATTACTAAAAGATCACAACCAAGTGCCAACCCTCTCACCCATCTCTGGCATATACAATGCGCGCTGGGATGATGGGGGGGTGATGAGGCATGTGAGTTGCGACTATCTTAGGAAAACAGCAACAAACTTTGACCCAGAGCTTGATGACAGGGGCAGCTGGCCCCAGGAGCTGAGGAGAACACTCATCAAGCCAGACAAGCACAGAGACCCACATGGGTTCATTTATAATTGAGTGACTGAGATGCCAAACAAAAGACAGCAAGAGCCAGACAGCCCCCAGGGTGGATCTGATGAGACACAGGGCAAAAGACAGCCCTGGCTGGGGGCCAGGGTCAATGGGTCCTTTTTTGGGAATGGCCCCCCGTATT